AGGTCGAGGATTTTCTTGCGTCACGTTTCGGTGCTCGCATGATCGCACCATTGATGATGATTCACAAGGTCGAGGAAGATCGACCAATTGAAACATTATGGGACGTTGTAACAGCGGCAACCGCCTATAGTCGCAGCATACCTAATCAGGATACACGTATAGATTTTGAAAGGAAAGCTGGCGACGTTCTGTCGTTAGCGGCCTAACGCTAATGTTGCCGCGTACTCAAATCGAAGCAAGGGTACGCGGCAACAAATTTTATTGCACGGGGCGACCGTGCATTTATGGGCATTGGAACCGTCGTTATACGGCGAGTCGCCGCTGCATTGAATGTGATAAAATTCGGCGAGCAACTACCGAGTATAAAACAAAACATAGAAATAGATGGAATACGCGAAAGGCCACCTATATAAATAATCGGCATAAAGTAGCTTACGGCGTTGATAAAGCAAAAATGAAATTTGACCAATGGGGCTTGTGCGCGTCCTGCCGTGAACCATTCGGTGACGATCCTCGCAATTGTCATGTTGATCATTGCCGCGAAACTAAAATCGTTCGTGGGTTGCTTTGTCATTTTTGCAATACAGCGGCGGGGCTATTGCGGCATAGCGCGGAACGATGTAGAAAACTCGCTAATTATTTGGAGTCGCAACATGGTCGGAATGACACAAGCCGAAGCGAATGAATTGTGGGTAATGATCAAAGAAAATAACCGCAGACTAAACGAATGCTCGCGCCATCGGTTTAACGATCCTTGGCCGGTGCCGAATCTCGGAATGCAATTGCGGTGCGTAAATTGTGGCGGCGAAATGCGGTTGCTAGCTATCAGTCAATACATTCGCGGATTTGAATTGGCGGGGCGATCAGGCAACGAAATATGGTCATGCTGGAGTCTTGACACCGTATCGAAAAAAGATTAGATTGCAGTGTCGGCGAATGGTCCGATGTAAATAGGAGTTTTTGACATGGCAGCGAAAAAGAAGCAGAATGAGCCGGCGGCACCGGCTGCAAATCTTGGCGAATTGATGCGTGAAGCTGTGCAAGCGCGCCAAACTGGTACGGCGATGTATTCGAGTAAGCTAATCATGGCACCTTTGATTTCCCATTCGGCCGGTGTGCTTGTCGAATACAATGAAGCTACGCCTGCGCCGGATGGTCGTATTCCGTTCCGTGCAACAGAGCAAGGGATGCAAGTCTATGCAAGCGGTGTATTCGGTGCGCCTGCGCCCGCGCCTTTCGGTGGTGCGCCTGCGCCGTTCCAAGCGCCGACGCAACAGCCGACGCAACAGCTACCGTCTGGCACCACGTACACATTCAAGAAGGGGATTCCAATCCCGCCGTCAAAACGACCGGGACGTGGCCCGAACACTTACGGATTCGAACAAATGGAAATCGGTGACGCATTCGACATTCCTGCGACTGCCGAAAATCCGAATCCGGGCAAGCGTGTCGCGTCCACTGTGTCGAGTGCAACGAAGCGGCTTGCGCCGAAGCAATTCGTTGTTCGTGCTATCGAGGAAAACGGCGTCAAGTTGGCTCGTGTGTGGCGTTCTGCTTAATTTGGTCTAAGCGACGGCAGAGCTAAAGTGAACGGTGGGCGGTTGCCCACCGTTTTCGTTTGTGCTATGGCGTAGTTAATGGAGGATTTACCATGTTCGAAACAATCGCCTTGTTAGCGGCATTCGTGGGCGGATACGTCGCCAGCGTCTACACATGGCCGTGGGTGCGTGCAAAATTTCCTGCTAGTGTGACCAAGGTCTAAGCTAATGCCCGCGCCAGTGATCCTTACGGCCGCGCAAGCGGTCGCTGCGATGCCGGGGGCGAATTATACTAATGACCCCGAAACGGTCGCGTTCGTTCAACGCCGGCTTATCGCACTCGGATATGTTGACGTTGGCGGCATTGACGGCAATGCTGGTCAGGTAACACAAGACACAATTTTGAGTTTTCGTGCTCGAAACGATTTACCTCTCGTTCCAGTTATTGACAATGATTTTATGATGGCGCTTGCGGTCGCGTTGCCAAAACAAATTCCAGTTGAACAAGCAAACGCGAGTGTTCAACTTGTATCAGAACGAGTCGAAGTTGTTCGCACAAATTGGTGGGCGAAAATTTGGGCACGACTTCAATTATGGGTATCATTACTAATCACAGTTTTTTCCGCAATTTTCGACCATCTTGGCGAAGCAAGTGACAAACTAGTCACTGTCAGAGCATTTTTATATGACGTTCCTGTGTGGGTATGGCCGTTGCTTGCAGCCATTGTCGCTTATCTTATTTCACGGTCGGCGGCGAACGTTGAAACGGGAATTGTAACGAGTTATCGTCAAGGCACTGTCAAAAATGATGCAACGGCAGATGTAGTTGATTTGCCGCCTAGCGGTCAATTAGTAGGAGCAAAAATAAATGGCAGCATTTCGTAGCATAGTCGGCGGATTTTATTCGAACGATCCGACAGACAAAAGTGTGCCGGTTTCTATTCGGATGAATAATCCGGGCGCGATCAACGGTGCATCATGGGAGCGAACTTTTCCCGGTTATGTCAGCGAAATTGAAACAACACCGGGGAATAAGTCAACGATATTTGAAACACCGGAAAATGGTGTTGCGGCATGGTTTGAACTTATGCGGCGCTATCGTGTTGCCGAAGTGATAACAGTCGGCGGAATTATTCGGCGATACGGTGGCGGACAAGACTATGAGGCGTATGTCAGATTCGTTATCAAATGGTCCGGTTTATCCGAATCAGTTGAAATTCAACTTGACGGTAAAAACGATCAAACACTTTTGAAATTTGCTCGCGCAATGTTTCGGTATGAAGCCGGCAAAGAATCGCCTTTGTCGGACGCACAAATTTTGTACGGTTTCAAATTAGGTCGTGGTGATGTTGCGCCCACAACTCCGCTGAATGTTAGCGGTGGATTTTGGTCTGTGCTTTTTTCGTTTATTGTTTCATTTTTCGATAGTAAGAAACCTTTAGCTGGTTTGCCAGTTGCGCCGGATTGGTATGTCGCTGGTGCGCGTGATATTGGTTTTCACGAAACCGGAGTTAATCTAGGCATTGAGCGTTTCATTGCTTCGGCAAAAACTGGAAGCCTTGGCGATCCGTGGTGCGCAATTTGGATCAATGCAAAGTTAGAGGATGCCGGCGTTCGTGGTTCACGGTCGCCAGGTGCGCGAAGTTTCGAGCGCGATCCTAATTTCACGTCAATTGCTCAACCGTGTCTCGGTTGTATAGTGACCATGTGGCGCGGTACGCAAACGGCAGGAACGGGTCACGTATTTTTTTACGACGGCGAAAATTCAAAAGGTGTTCGCGGTATCGGTGCGAATGAAAGTGACGGTATTCGGCGCTCGATACATGATCGGGCGCGCATCGTGGGATACTATTGGCCGAAGGGTGTTGCGTTGCCGAAATTAGGTGTAATCAACGCGCCGGAAGGTGGCGACGTTTCGGGAAGTGAGGTTTGACTATGTTCGATGAAAAATTAGGATCGTTTGTAAATGCGTTTATGGTGTTCATGCCTCAAAACGGCTGGACGCGCGAAATGGTGATAGAGGCGCTAGAACGTTTAGCGGCAAGAATGCGAGCGGAGCCGTGATAAATTCAATGTTCGCGAATATCGGATGGATGCTTGCCGGTGCTGGCGTGCTTGCATCTATTCTTTTAGTCGCGTTTTGGATATGGGATGGTTGAAATGTTGCGCGAGATATAAAGGAACGCAAATGATCGATTCAATGTAGCATTCCATTAAGGAGGAAACAATGATTGATAGTATCTTAGATGCAATCATAGCAAGATTTACATCGTTTACGGATTTCATTTTCGATCCGTTGTGGACTTGGTATTTTTGGGGCGCTGTTCTTGTTGTTGTTGTGCTTGTTATAAGTTGGTTTGTTCCATTCAAATGGGTACGCGCGGCGTTAGGTGCATTTTTATTGCTTGTTGGTGCATTCATTGCGGGCGGTCGAATGATGCACGGTGAAATGAAATCAAAACTTGACGAGATAAAAGAGCGCGAGCGCGCATTAAAGGCGCAACAGAAAAAAGAAAAAGGCGGATGGAATTGGTAATGGCTCAGGAACTTCTAAAAGATTTATTTGCGGCGGCACTGTTGCGTGAACCTGACAACGCATTCGGTGCAGCGTGCAAGGTTTTCGGAACAGATACGATAAGCGCCATGCGAGCGGCACAGTATTGGCCGTCTGATATATACGTTTTGACAAAACAAGCCGAACTTTTAGACGAATTCGGCGAAGATTCTTTTTTACCGAATAGGGCAACGCTCGCGCGCAAGATTTTCGAACTTGCCGAAACTCCGAACATTGATAAAAAAGATAAGATTAAAGCGTTTGAATTATACGGAAATATCATGGGTTACATTTCTAAACAGACGGCGATTTCTAACGTTACTTTGAACGAAAACCGGGTTATGATTGTGAAAGATTTTGGCAATGACGAACAATGGGAACGTGCGGCCGTTGGTCAACAGACAAAATTGATTGAACACAGTCGAGACTAACATGCACGGTACGCAAACCATTCCGCATGAAGTCTGGCGACCGATTCCCGGTAGTTCGCAAGAGCTAGCATTGAATTCACGTTGTCATATCACGCTATACACCGGAGCGCGTGGCCCTGGTAAAACTGACACGCAACTAATGAGATTCCGCCGCAATGTCGGTGTGGGATATGGCTCATTTTGGCGTGGTGTAATTTTCGACCGTGAATATAAAAACTTAGACGATCTTGTGAGTAAGTCGCAACGTTGGTTTAGTGCATTCAATGATGGTGCAAAGTTTTTGAGTGCAGCACGCGATTACAAATGGTATTGGCCGACTGGCGAGGAATTATTGTTTCGCTCAATTAAAACCGAGGACGATTATTGGGATTATCATGGGCAAGAATTTCCGTTCATTGGATGGAACGAACTCTGCAAATATGCAAATTTGAAATTGTTCGACATGATGATGTCGTGCAATCGGTCGTCATTTACACCGGAAAAAGATAATCCCGTTATGCCACCGATACCGCTTGAAGTTTTCGCGACGACAAATCCATACGGTGTAGGCCATCAGCAAGTTAAGCGACGATTTATTGACGTTGCAAAGTATGGCGAAGTCGTACGCACAACAGTTGACGTATTTAATCCGCGTACTCAACAGCGTGAACCTGTTACGAAAACCCAAGTAACGATATTTGGAAGCTACAAAGAAAATATTTATTTGTCGCCCGAATATATTGCAAGTCTCGAAACAATTTCGGATGAAAACCAACGTAAGGCGTGGTTATTCGGTGATTGGGATATCGTCGCGGGCGGCGCGGTGTCTGACCTATGGCACAAGAATGTTCACATTTTACCACGGTTCCGAATTCCTATTACGTGGCACGTTGATCGTTCTTTGGATTGGGGATCGTCAACACCGTTTTGTGTTGGATGGTGGGCAGAAGCAAACGGCGAGGAAACAAAACTAAATGATGGAACAACGTTTTGCCCGCCACCGGGAACGCTGATACAGATTTACGAATGGTATGGGGCGAAAGAAATCGGAACTAATATCGGTATGCGATTGTCGGCACACAAATTAGCCGAAGGAATTATCGAACGAGAAAAATTATTGATGACTGAAAAATGGTGTATCAATCAACCGTGGCCCGGACCAGCAGATAATCAAATTCGCGATGTGCGCGAGGTTGACGTTGATACGATTGAAAAGAAAATGTCAGACAAAGGAGTACGATGGGAAGAATCGGATAAATCTCCCGGTTCACGTCGAAACGGTTTGCAGTTAATTCGCGACCGATTAGAGGCGAGCACGAATCGCGAGGAAGCCGGATTATATTTTATGACAAATTGTCAGGCGTCAATACAAACGATTCCCGCATTGCCGCGTGATGATGTAAAGATTGATGATGTTGACACAGACGCAGAAGATCATCCTTACGACATGTGCAGATACAGAGTACTCAAGGGAGCTAATAGACTTGCAAAGAAAATTAACGTACTGTTCCCCACATGACCACAACATATTTCACAAGTAAGCCTTGCAAGCGTGGTCACGTCTCGCCGCGTTATACGTCAACGCAAGCGTGTATAGAATGTATGCAAGGTCATATGCGAAAGCATATGGAAACAGGTAGGTATAAAGCAACACGTAAGGCGTACACGGACAGGACAAAAGAACAAAAACGGCAGTATGACCGAACGTATAAATATGGAATTTCTTATGATGCTTTGATGCAATTAAAGCACGATCAGTGGGGCTTATGTGCGATTTGTCGATTGCCGTTCAAAAATGATAAGGATATGCACGTTGACCATTGCCACGTAACTAATGTAGTTCGTGGGTTGCTTTGTTTTCACTGTAATAGCGGGTTAGGACATTTTCGTGATAATTCGCAACGTCTGCAAAGCGCGCTAGAGTATCTAGCTAAACGAATCAACGTTTTATTTCCGACATAGGAGCTAAACCGATGCCCGTTTCGTCAGTTAAAAAAGCACTTCAAAAGTTTTTGAAACAATACACGATCATCCGTGATTGTGTTGCTGGCGAAGCGCAAATAAAAGAAAAAGGCGACAAATATTTACCGCGTCCAAATGAAACAGATACATCAAACGAAAATCGGGCGCGATATGATGCCTATGTAACGCGTGCTGTATTTTATAATGTTGTGCAGCGAACACTTGGCGGAATGGTCGGACAAATTTTTGCGCGTGATCCGATTATCGAAATCCCCACGGAATTAGATGTGGTCAAGAATGACGCGACCGGATTCGGTGTGCGTCTTGTTCAACTCGCGAAAGCGGCGTCAAAGCTAGTCGTTGCGTATGGTCGCGCGGGTATCTATGCCGACTATCCGGTGACGGATGCACCGGCAACGAAAGCACAAATTGACGCTGGCGATATTCGGCCGACAATTACGCTAGTTGATCCTTGGAAAATTATTAACTGGCGCACAATCAAACGGGGCGGGCGCGAGATTCTTTCAATGATTGTAATTGAGGAAACCTACGTAAAGACAGACGACGGATTCGAGGAAACGGAAGGTAAGCAGTGGCGCGTTTTATTGTTGAATGCTTTTGGCGAATATGTCGTGAACATTTGGCGAGATACTCAACCGCTTTCAATTATGCAAACATTCATTCCGCAAGATTCAACTGGCAAGCCGTTAACTGAAATACCTTTCACGTTTATCGGGTCAGAAGATAATGATCCAACGATTGACGATCCGCCGTTATACGATCTTGCAACGTTGAATATTGCGCATTATCGCAACTCGGCGGACTATGAGGAAAGTTGCTATATCGTTGGTCAACCGACGCCGTACTTTACCGGACTAACTGAAAATTGGGTTAAAGAAATTTTGAAAGGTACGGTACAACTTGGCGCGCGAGCGGCCGTTCCATTGCCGATGAATTCCACTGCGGGATTGCTGCAAGCGTCTGAGAATTCAATGCCGTTTGAAGCTATGCAGCAAAAGGAACGGCAAATGGTCGCGCTAGGCGCGAAGTTAGTTGAACAGCAAAGCGTACAACGGACAGCGACCGAAGCAGGGTTAGAGCATTCGGACGAAACGTCGATTTTGTCTGCGGCGGCCGATAACGTGTCGGACGCGATAACGTTTGCACTCAAATGGTGCGGCGTGTTTGTGGGTATTCAATCGGAAGCGGAAACACAAGACGATGCGAAAACTAAAAT